CTCCATCATCATTAACCCAACAAACTCCAAATGGTGTTTTACATACTGATTCTTGTTGTCTACATCCCATACCATCGTACTCAGCTTCTAGAAACCATCCAGCATCAGATGTTGACGATACATTAATTATGTATAGTTTTTTCTGTTTAAATGCTAACAATCTGTTTCCTAAACTATGTAATGCTGTAAATGAATCACCATCACTAATTCCAATATCTAAGTAATAACTGTCTGGAAATGTAGCAAATCTATTTACTGGACTGTAGTAAACTCTGTCATCATATACTTTGTCATCTTTTCTTACATTGGCTACCCATGCTCTTCTAGCACATACTGTAGCTGCTTTAAAACCACCTTTTGTACCAAAGTCTATGCTTTTTTCATCTTGAGAGTAACCATTTATACTTTCGTAAGTATCTAATGAAGGATTAACTACATCTATATCTACTACTTGCATAAAGTCTGTATCAGCTACCGTAAGTTCAGTATAGTCTTCAAATAAATTAGTTCTTACTCCTCTTTGATAATCAACATCTAAAAACAAAATCCATCTGCCATTACCGTCTTTTTTCCTTGTGTAAATTCTTACGCCCTTTTCGTTTTTTCTATCACTAAAACTTGTGTCTTTTACTCTAAATCCTACATTGGTAAAATATGCACCTGATGTTATTGGAAACAAAGTTGATTGTGGAGCTTGTGGTAGTGTTTCATTATCTTGTAAATCAATTACTGTATGACAAAACTCATAAGAACCAGCTTCCCAACCACCACCAGAAACTGTAATATTTGTCTCTAAAGCTACTTGCACCTCAGAAGCACCTGCATGCTCTAATGGTGTGCCTGTAAATACAGCTCTGTCTACTGTTACTTCTAGTATATCACTTGTTGATGAGCCATTTATTGCACTAACTTTTCTTACTCTCATAGCCTCATTGTTTATGTAAATAATATTACCCATCATATTAGTGTTATTAAATACACCAGCAGAATATACATTAGTAGTAGTTCCATCAACAGTAACTGCGTATGTTAAAGATTGTGAAGATAAATTATCAGTTACTCCTTGAAGTGTTAAATAAATAACTGTGTCTAAAAGTCTAATATCAGCTGTTTGGTCTGGATTTGTTTCATTAGGGTTTGTAGTTGTTACAAGTTTTTCTGTTGAACTTGTTTTAATAATTGTACCAAAATCTTGAGAATCTACTGTAGGGTCTGTCTGTAACTTTACGCTAAACTCACCAATGCCTGGGTCAGTAAAACTTGTTCCTTTTGTGATTGCTTCAAACTGCGTATTACTTTTTTCTACTTTCATAGTAGTATCTAAAAACCCTGTTACATCTGTACCAAATCTAGATTCTTTTACATAAGGCATTTTTCTTGGTTCTGCTGTAATACTTGAATCTACTGCAAGTTTATCAGATACATGAAGTACACCATCTACAAAATAATATACTGGCTGTACAGCTCCAGTTACTTGCATATCTATTTCAGCGTCTCCAGAGTCATCTGCTAAAGTAAAATTACCTGTAGCATCAAAGTCTCTTCTAAAAAATT